CGAGAAGGCGGTCGCGGAGTATGCCTGAACTCGACGTGCGATCCATTCGGGGCCAGGTGTCAGGTGATCGCCTGTCGGACGAGATCGATCGGCTACCGGAAGACCCAGAGCCGCCGCAGCACCCGCTCGACAGCGACAAGATGCGGAGCGAGCTCCGTCAGTTGCTCGAGTGGTGGTACCTCGAACGCGAGAAGCAGTCGGCGAACCGGCTCGAGATGGCGATCGACGCCGACTTCTACGACAACTACCAGTGGGATAAAGAGGATTCGGCGGCGGTCATTGACAGAGGCCAAATGCCTCTCGTCTACAACGAGATCGCGCCGGCCGTCGACTGGCTGATCGGGACGGAGCGCAGAACAAGGGCTGACTGGAAAGTTCTGCCGAGAACGGAGGACGACGTATCAGGAGCGGATGTCAAAACCAAGTTCCTGAAGTACATTTCGGACGTCAACCGAGTTCCGTTCGTGCGGTCTCGGGCATTTGCGGATGCAATCAAGACCGGGGTTGGCTGGGTAGATGACGGGGTACAGGACGACCCGACACAGGAGGTTCTGTACTCGAAGTACGAGGACTGGCGCAACGTCCTGTGGGACTCGTCAGGCTACGAGCTGGACCTGTCCGATGCGCGTTACGTCTTCCGCTGGAGGTGGGTGGATGAGGACATCGCGTTCGAAATGTTCCCAGGACGGGAGTCCGTGATCCGCGCAGCAGTTGATGACGTTGGCGCATACGACGGTGAGCAGGACGACGAGGACATGTGGTATCTCGGAGACCCGATTCGCGAAAATCGAAGCGGCGTCCTGCGGACATCTGGCGTATCAGTAAGCCTTGAGGCTCGGCGCCGGCGTGTCAAACTGATCGAGTGCCAGTACCGCAAGCCGACTCAGGTGCATGTCGTCACCGAAGGCCCGTGGCGCGGGACGATCATTCCAGATCTCGACGGGCAGGAGCACATCTCTGCCGTTCCGCGCCTGATGATGCGGGTGCATTTCGCGGTGCTCACTGAGGCAGCGATGTTGGCGTGGTCGCCATCGAAGCTCCGGCACAACGGATTCACGCTAACGCCGATCTGGTGTTACCGACGAGGACGCGACCGTCTGCCCTACGGGGTGATCCGCCGGGTGCGAGACATTCAGGCCGACATCAACAAGCGCGCATCGAAAGCGCTCTGGCTGAGCAATACCAACCAGATCGTGGCCGACGAGGGTGCGGTCGCCGATTGGGACGAGGCGCGAGAAGAGGCAAGTAGGCCCGACGGTGTGATCATCAAGCGCGCAGGCAAGGACTTTGAGATGGTGCGCGACTACCAGGGCGCGTCTGCTCAGGTCGAAATGATGACGCTCAGCGCCCAGGGCGTGCAGAAGGCCATCGGGGTCAACAACGAGAATCTCGGGCGGGCGACCAACGCGGTGAGCGGCGCCGCCATCGAGGCACGTCAGAACCAGGGAGCGGTCGGAACAACCGAACCGTTCGACAATCTGCGCCTGGCTATCCAGGCGCAGGGCGAGAAGCAGTTGTCGATGGCCGAGCAGTTCGTCTCCGAGAAGCGAGCTATTCGCATCACGGAAGCGCACGGGAAAATCGACTGGATGCGCATCAACGAACCCGTGTTGCAGGCGGATGGCACGTGGCGCTACCTGAACGACATCACGGCAAGCCGCGCGGACTTCGTGGTCTCCGAACAGGACTACGCCGGAACGCTTCGGCAAGTGATGGCTGAGTCGCTCAATCAACTCGCTCAGAAGCTGCCGCCGGAATCTGCGCTTCGCGTGATGACGATCGGGCTGCAGTTCAGCGATCTGCCGAACAAGGATGAAATTGTGGCCGCGTTGCGCCGAGAGACGGGTGATCGCGACCCGGAAAAGCCCATGACTCCGGAGGACGAGCAGGCCGATGCGGCCCGTGCCGAGGCGGCGCAGATGCAGCGGGATCAAGCGCTGCTAGCCATTGAAGAACAGCGGGCACGGGTGCGCGAGATCAACGCCAAGGCTGCCAAGACGGAAGCGGATGCCGCTGTGTCCGGAGACTCTGGACAGGCTGATGTCGCAATGATGGCTCGCAGAATGGCTGCAGACGAACTGGATGCGATGGCCGAGGAAATCCGGAAACTGCAGGCATCGCTGGCAGACCGTACCAGCAGAGAACATACCGAGATCAACAAAGCGCGGATTCAGGCCGAAGCAGCAATTCGCATGAAGGAGATCGAGGTCGCCAGCAGGGAACGCATGGCGGCGATTGCCGCGCGCATCGAGACAACGAATCAAGAAGGAGAATGAGCACATGGTCAAAGCAAAGGTAAATATCGCCGAAGACGAGAAATGGCGCGTCGAAAGCGACCTGCGGGCGCTTATAGAGGCGGAGAAGATTCGGCGCGATCCGAAACGACTGGCGAAAGCGCAGGCGCTGGCGAAGTCGCGAATGCTGGAAGCCGCAGCCGTGGCCAGCGCCGAACCAGAAGACGACTAATCAACCCAAGACAAGGATAGTCATATGACAATCAGTTTGGACGAACACCATGCATCAACGCTGTCGGATGAAGAACTCTCGGCGATCAACGGAGACGACCTGAGCGACGAAGACCGGGATCTGCTGCAGTTGGTTGCCGGAGACGGCGATGACGGCGACGATGATGACGAAGACGACGACGAGCCATCAGATGAGGTCGGCGACGACGACGACCAAGACGGCGACGCTGATCCTGAAACGATTGCTGCTGCCAACGCCGATTCGGCCGCCGCGCAGCCGCCGGCATCGGAGCGCCAGCCGGCTGCGAGCTATCAGGCAGCGGTGCTTCCTGCCGACTTCCAGGAGCAGATCTCGGCGACGCACACGGCGCAAAGCGATCTGTTGCAGAGGTTTCAGGAAGGTGATCTTGAGGTAAGCGAGTACGTCGCCGAACTGAGCAAGATCACGGAGCAGCGTGACGCACTGATGGCCGCCAAGATAAAGGCGGAGATCTCGCATGAGATGGAAGAGCAGGCCAGCGCCCGTGAGTGGCAGCAGGCTGTCCATCGCTTCCTTGATCGGGTGGCGAAATCCGAGCAGGTCGACTATCGAACGGACGCTGCGCGGGCGAGAGACCTCGACACGTTTGTCAAGGTTCTCGCCAACGATCCAGAAAACGCGCAGCAGAGCAGTGAGTGGTTCCTGCAGGAGGCCCACAAACTGGTCAACGCGCGGCGCGGCACCGTGCCCGCTACGGGAAACGAGAATCCTCCGACCAAGGGGCGGCCAGCGCCGAGGAAGCCGGATCTCAAGGCCGTCCCGAAGACCCTGGCCCATGTGCCCGGATCGGACGGCCCAGGAGATGTCAGCGACGAGTTTGGGAATGTCGATGCGCTCGACGGTCTGGATCTCGAGTCGGCGATCGCCAGGATGACGCCGGCGCAGCGGGAGAAGTACGCCCGTGCCGGATAGCGACGGAAGGTCGACGCTGACCGTCGATGTGACCGTAGGAGAGCAGCTCGCCATAGGCGATAGCGTCGTGGTCGAGCTGCTGCATAAATCGGGCCGCAGCGCCAGGCTGCGGCTCGTGGCGCCGCGCGAGGTTGAGATTCGCCGCACGCCTTTACCGACATCACCAAGCATGGCAAGGTAGCCGCCACGTAGTAAGTGCGGCAGTGGCGCGCAGGAGTGCTCCATGGATGCGAATGAACATCGTTACAGGAGCCCCTATCAATGGCGCGAACCATCGTCGGCGTCAACGACGCCAAAGCAGTCAAACGGTATGCCGGACTTCTGGCATACGACGAATCACAGAAGTCCTATTTTGGCCAGCGCTTTGTCGGCCGTGGCGCCGAGGCCGAGGTGCCGATCCAGTTGCTGTCCGAACTGGAGTCGGACGCCGGCGAACAGATCGCCTACGACCTTCTCGCCGAGCTGAAGATGGCGCCCGTCGAGGGCGACGACATCCTCGAAGGCAAGGAAGAGGCGCAAAGGTTCTACACCGACACGATCTACATCGACCAGGCGCGCTGCGGCGTGAACACCGGCGGCCGCATGACCCGCAAGCGGACTCTGCACAACCTGCGCGAGAAGGCTCGCCGGCAGCAAAGTAGCTGGTGGGCTCGCCTCAAGGATGAACTCCGGTTCATCTACCTGTCCGGAGCTCGCGGGGTCAACACCAATTTCATTCTTCCGACTGGATACACTGGGCGCGCGAACAACGCCCTGGTCGCCCCGGACACCAATCACATCCTGTACGGCGGTAACTCGACAGCGAAGATCAACATGACCAACGAAGCTGCTGGAGTTGCCGGCAGTGACACCTTCGATTTGCGTCTGGTGGATCGCGCGAAGACCAAGGCGGACAGCCAGGGCGGCGGGGCAACGGACATCCCGGTCCTGCAGCCGTGCAAAATCGACGGCGAGGAAGTGTTCGTTTGCGTCATGCACACGTTCCAGGAAGACGACCTGCGCTCGAACACAGGAACCGGGCAGTGGATGGACATCCAGAAGGCGATCGCCACGTCAGAAGGTCGGAAGTCTCCGATGGTCAAGGGATCGCTCGGAATGTACCGGGGATGCATCCTGCACAGCCATCGCAACGTGATCCGGTTCAACGACTATGGCGCCGGCGGCACGTATGAGGCTGCGCGCGCGCTGTTTATGGGGTCACAGGCGCTCGTCGAGGCATACGGATCGCCTGGCACAGGTCTGCGCTTCGACTGGCACGAAGAAGTGCGCGACAACGGCAACCAGGTCGTGATCTCGTCGAACTGCACCTGGGGCACTAAGAAGGTTTCGTTCACTACACCAATCGGCGCACAGGACTTTGGCGTTTTCGCCCTGGACACCTACGCCGCCAGCCGGTAATCGGAGGATTTGAGACATGGCATTTACCAACAGCAACGACTACATCTCCGGGCGCCTCCCGGTTCCGACGCCGGCCGGATCGGAAGTCCTGTCAACCCGCTTCACGTTGTCGATGGCTACGGCAGATGCGGCACTGAACACGATTGGGCAGATCGGTATTTTGCCGGCCGGGTGTATCCCGATCGATGTGCGCGTCGACATGACCGACCCGGACGCCAGTACGGCGGCCATGGTGCTTCAGGTCGGCATCTGGGATGGGTCAGGTTCAAGCCTGTCGACGGATTCCGCAGATGGAGGTGCGCACTGGGGTACGACGACCGCAGTTACCGCAGCATCAAGCCAGTCGCTCCCCCGTAACGGGGTGGCGATGGAATCCGTAACGAAGTCCAGTTCGGACAGAAAGCTCGGGGTCAAGGTGACGACCGCGCCGACGACAGCCCAGGCTTTCACGCTTGGGGTAACACTGTTGTACAAGCCGGCATAACGCCGACTTCATGCCCGAATGGTGTGACGATAGGGGCGCATGGACGCCCCTATATTTCGATTGGAGAACATGTTTATCCTGACAAACATTCAACCAAGGCGAGACGGAACGGTAGTTGTTGATGTAGGCGGCACGATCTACACGTTCTATCGTCGGATTGAAGACGGGCCACTGTGTTGCGACGTTGATTCTGACGAAGATGCACATTACCTGCTGTCGATTGCTGATGGACGATTCTTCGTCGGTTCGGATGCAGTAGGAGTGGACGGCTGCGCGGTAGTAATCAATGCCCCACGCCGTCGCGGTAGACCGCCGAAGGTGCCTGCGTGACATTGGCCGAATTGATCGCGAGGTGCAGGTCGGAATTCAGGGATACGAAAATGCCGTATCTCTGCTCTGACGCCGAGTGGACAGATTATCTGAACGAAGCAGAGGATGAGGCGTGCATCAGGTCGGAAATCATAGAAGATTCGGCGATAGAAATTTGGTTCGCAGCCGGAGACGAGACTGTTTCCATTCCTGAAAGAGCATTTTCCATTCGGTCTGCTTATGTATCTGGGAAAAGCCTCTCCTTGTACACCCTTTCTGATCTGGATTATCTGCTCCAAGACGGATGGGAAGCAGATACAGGAGAGGTTGTATCGTGCGCACGGAATGGGAACAAGCTACGACTGTATCCCATTCCTGACGCAGAAGGAACGTTGAGGATAACGGCCTTCTGCACGCCTGAAAGCAAGATGGTGGGTGGTGATGATGAACCGACGATCGGTCCAACAAGACTTCATATTGGACTTGTCGACTGGGCTTTGCGATGCGCCTATTCAAAACCGGATAATGACATGTACGACATGAGCATGGCAGATAGGCATGCGGCAAGATTCGAGGCTTTTTTCGGGCCACGGCCGAATGCTGTTGAGGTTCGTCGTCGCTCAATCCGCAGAAAAAGACATGCTCGCGGCAATTTCTTTTGAACAGGCGATGGTGAAATATGGCATTGCAAAAGCTGAATATGCAGTCCATCCGCATCGGAGCGTCTGCCGACATCCAAATCAGAATCGAAACCGAAGAGGTTGTATTCGCTCCGATCTCGTCTATCAGTCGCTCCGCGCCCTCAAGAGTCGTGACGCAGGCGGCACATGGGCTGCTCGACGGCTGGCGGGCATCTGTCATCGACGCCAAAGGGATGGTCGCAATCAACGACGTTCGGCCAACATCGGTGAGCGTGGTGGACACGACAACAGTCGACCTCGATGGCGTCAGTTCAATCGGTATGTCCGCCCATACCGCTGATAGTGGCGCGCTGAAGTGGTACGCCCCGAAGGATCTGTCGGACTACACCGGGGCGCGGATGGACATCAAGCGCGCAGTCGGAGCTACGGCGGTCCTCAGCCTGCATACCGACGACGGCACCCTGGAAATCGACGCCGCGGCCAGTTCGGTGTGGATTCGTTTGCCG